GACGATGCCGAGGGGCTGGAGGCTCCGAGCTTCCAACCGTCCCGGAGGATGGCGCGGCGGGCGGCATATCGAGGATGGAATAACCAACCCTCCCCCGGTTCTATTTTCTCTGAGCATGGGCGGGAGAGAGCGCAGCAAGACGTTCCGAGTGGAAATTGATATGCCGGTAGCTTTCCGGGTGGCGTTTGAAATTCAAGGCCTGGAACCGTAATGGCAGCAGCACTCGTTTCCGGCCAATCGGCAATCAACGGCTCGGATGCTTCCTCGACGACCATCGCCGTTGCCTTCCCCGGAAACGTGACGGCCGGAAACCTAATCCTTGTCGCAGTAAAAAACTCCGCCAGTCCAGACCCTACCATTTCGGATACTTTAGGAAACACCTACAGCAGGATAGCGGGCGCAAGCATAAATCATTCTGTTGACCTCTACGGGATGGACTGCTACTACGCTAAGGACATACTCGGTGGGGCAAACACGGTCACGGCGACCTATGGCAACACGTTTCGCAAGAACATTGCCATTTACGAGATCAGCGGATTGGATACCGTTGCGCCAGCCGATCAGGCGAACGTATCGGAGGGCGCTGACACTTCAATGGAGAGCGGGTCTATCACAATGACCGGTGACGGGGTGATCTTCTCCCTTTTTGGGACGGCGGGTGGCCAATCCGTGACCGCTGACTCCGATTACACGAACTTTCAGGAGAACACGACGGGTCGGGCAGGAACGGCCCTGAGATTCACGGCGGCGATAACGGACGAGGCTATCCACACGGCATCAGTCGCAAACAACTGGGTGCATGGAATAGCGAATTTCAAGGTGGTGGCGGCGGGCGGTGTCGCTGGCAACATTGCATGGATAACAGCATGAAACCTCAACTAGTAGGACTCGACGCTGGCTATCACAACCGGGATCTGGCGAAGTCAACCGCCCGCATCATCGAGGGTGGAAGCTGGAAACGCCAGCGCGTCGTCATGCTCATTCCAGCCGGGCAGACGATACCGACGAAAGTTTACCTGTCGCACCGTTCGCTCGTGTTCCCGCCGAACCAGTCCGCGCACGTCATGGCGGCGATTGGGATGGAGGTGGGGGAGGCGTTCAGCAACGCGATAGCGGAGATCATCGCGCACCCTGATCTGAAGGAGTGGGAATACCTGCTGACGATCGAGCACGATAACCTGTGCCAGCCAGACGGCCTTGTGCGCCTCATCAAGCGCATGGAGGAGCGCCCCGATCTATCAGTGATCGGCGGCCTCTACTGGACGAAGGGCGAGGGCGGCTGCCCGCAGATATGGGGCGACCCGAAAGACCCGCTCGTTAACTTCCGCCCGCAGCCGCCTGATCCGAACGGCGGGCTGGTCGAGTGCTGCGGCACCGGCATGGGCTTCAACCTGTGGCGGCTCAAAATGTTCCGCGACGAACGCTTACGCCGTCCGTGGTTCAAGACCGTGGCCGGCATGGATGGAATTGGCACTCAAGATCTCTACGGTTGGAGCGATTTCAGAAAGTTCGGCTATCGCTGCGCGATTGATTGCTCAGTGAAGGTCGGGCACTACGATCATCTAGGACAGTTCGGGCCTCCCGATACAGTTTGGTGAAAAGGACAAAATGGCAAAACAGAAGATCAAAGCAGTCGCAGCGCCGCAAGTTTTGCGCCTGGACCTCGGATGCGGGCCTAATAAACGAGGACCAGAATGGACCGGCGTTGACGCGCTACCGTTCGATGGCAAGGTGGACGTGGTATGCGATCTTCGAAAGCCGTGGACGTGGGCTGACGAATCCGTGGATGAGGTTCACTGTAGCCACTTTTTGGAACATCTTACCGGCTTCGAGCGCGTCCACTTCTTCAACGAACTATACCGCGTGCTGAGGAAGGGGGAGAAAGCAACCATCATCGTCCCGCACTGGTCGAGCGAGCGGGCCTATGGCGACCCGACGCATCAATGGCCGCCCGTCGTCGGCTTCTCGTTCTACTACTTGAACAAGGCATGGCGCGATCAGAACGCACCGCACACCGGGTTTACCTGTGATTTCGATTTCTCAGGCGGTAACAGCATTGCTCAACCGTGGAATTCGCGCAACCAAGAGACGCAGATGTTCGCGCAGAATCACTACATCAACGTCGCCCAAGACATGTGGGCGACGGTAACGAAGCGTGGCTAACCTCGCCTATCAGGTAACTGGCTTTGCCTACCAAGGCATCGGCCAGTTCGCGTATCAGGGGTCGATTGATGCGGTCACTACCGCAACACCTGGCCGCACGTTGCGACCTGGCCGCACCTTCATACCGGGCCAGCTCACAGGCGAGACTAACGACGAGAAACTCGCGCGCCGGATACGGGAAGGGACGATTGTTCCAGAAGTCGCGCCGATACCGTTACCGGTTGTTCCGACTGCTGAATTCTATTTCAAAGAGTCCGCAAAACTCACCGCTGCGATTGAGCGATTCAGGGCTGATTCTGCCGCCATCAGGCAACGGATCGCAGAGATCGAGGCCCGGCAGCAGCGTGAAACTCTTATGGCAGCCGAACGCAAGAGGCTCGAGCGACGCCTGACTTTAGCGTTGCAGGAGCTACAGATGGCGCAGTTGCAGGAAGCAATCATTCTTGAGCAGATCGAGGTGATCGACGTTGCGTATCTGGCGCTCGTCACCCTGAACGTGGTTTTGCAGTGACCTGGCGCGGCAGGTTCCCGCGTGACCCTTGAAAAAGGATGATTTGACAATGTCTGAAAATGGGAATACAACAGAGGCGCTCGTTGAGGTTATTAGCACCGACGCCCCACCCGCATCCGGCGCGGAAGTCCAGAAGCCGATACCGATCGAGGGCGAAGCTCCCCCGGAAACCGTAGCAGAGACGACCGAGCAGCAGGAAGCCAAGAGGCAGTCGAAATTCCAGCGTAGGCTTGACCGGCAGAAGGCTGGCCGTGTCGCGGCTGAGACGGAATCCAGACTGCTCCGTGAGCAGCTTGCCAAGCTCGAAGCGCAAATAGCTCCACCTCAGGAAGCTGGCGAGCCGAAGCGGGAAGCGTTCGAGGACTTCGAGAAGTATCTGGAGGCGCGTGCAGATTGGCGTGCTGAGCAGAAAACGAAGTCAATCCTTGAGGCAGACCGCAAGGCGAACCAAGGCCGTGAGCAGCAAGGGCGGGCAACCGCCGAGCAGGAGAGGGCAGCAAAGGGCTGGACGGAGCGTGAGGCCACGTTCCAGAAGGCCACCAAGGACTACATCGACGTTGTAACACCCTACGTCGAAGAGGACTTGGGGCACCTCTCCGATGCGGCGAGGCGGGCGATAGTCGAGTCCGAATCAGGCCCCCAAGTGCTGTATCACCTAGCGCAAAACCCTGACGTTGCGGATGCGATTGCGGAACTGTCTCCGCGCGACCAAGCCGCCGAGATCGGCAAGCTCAAAGTGAAGCTCGCCGCGCCTCCCGGTAAGACCATTTCAAGTGCGCCCCCACCCGCCAAAACTACGCCTGGTGGGAAAAGTGCTGACCACGGTTTGAGCGAGCGTGATTCTCAGGAGGATTACGAACGCAAGCGCCGTGAACAGAAAGCACGATGGGCGCGATGAACTAACCCGCAGGGTGCCGTCGAGAGACGCCACCAGACCACTGCCGAGAGGCGGCGGATTCCTGCTCTAAACGGAGAACGACATGACGAACACTGCCGTAACATCCAGTATCGTGGCGAGGGAAGTGCTCGCCATTCTCAAGAACAAGCTCTCATTCTCTGCCGGAGTGAACCGGGATTACGAGGACGAGTTCACGGGCAACATGAGCCGTGGCTACGCTCCCGGTGCAACCATCAACATCAAGCGCCCCTCGCGCTACACCTACCGCGCTGGCCGTATCGCCGTTCCGCAGTCGAGCGTCGAAACGACCGTGCCGTTGACTCTCAGCCAAGGCGGCGGGGAACTCAATTTCACGTCCTTCGAGCGCACGGTCATGTTCCCCAGCCGGAGCGTGGAGAACAAGATCAGTTCTCTTGCTGCGACCGTGGTAAACGAGATTGACCGTCAGGGGCTGGCGTTGGCGCATACCGCGACCTTCAACACGGTAAACCCGGCAGGCGCGCTGCCGAACACGCAAGCCCTGGCGCTCCAGATCGTCACGGACGCCAATGCGCGGCTCGACGAGATGGCGGCACCACGGGACGGAGAGCGGACGCTCATTACCAATCCGCGACTCAATGGCGCACTGATCCAGGGCTTTGCGGGCCTGTTCAACAACCCCACCAAGATCAGCAAGCAATACGATCGCGGCATGATGGTGGACTCGTTGGGCATTGCCTTCGGCATGGATCCGAACGTGGACGTGCATACCAACGGCACGCAGAACGTTGCCGGCACGAACGTCAACGGCGCGAACCAGACCGGCGCCGCAATCACGGTGGTGGGCTTGGGCGGCACGATCACTCGCGGTACGGTCGTAACCTTCCCCGGTGTGTTCGCCGTCAACCCGCAATCGAGAGTTTCGACCGGTGTGCTCGCGCAGTTCGTCGTTACCGCTGACCTGCTGGCGGCGGCTGTATCGCTGCCGATCTCGCCCGCGTTGACGCCTACCGGCGCGTTCCAGAACGTCACGGCAAGCCCGACGACCGGCGCACCGTTCCTGATCGTGGGCGCGGCTTCGACGGCCTACGCTACCAACATCGCCTATCACCGGGACGCCTTCACCTTGGCGATGGTGCCGATGCACAAGCCGGAAGCCGGAACCGGGGCGAAAGTCTCTCAACTGTCTAGCGACGGATTCACAGTCAAAGTCACCGACTTCTACGATGGCATCAACGACAACTCCATCATGCGGCTCGATGTGTGCTTTGGGTGGGCTGCCACGTATCCCGAGCTAGCCGTGAAAATCTACACCGTTTAACCGTCTGAACCAGACAAGGAGACTCACATGCTTACACTCAACAGGGCGTACGGCGGTTACGCGGCAGGAACCATCGTGCAACTACCGAAAGATACCGAGGACGCGCTGATCGCGCAGGGCCTCGGCGTGACGAGTGCTGCTGGACCCGTCACTGGTGGCGCTGCCACTTCGAGCTACTTCAGCGGCAGGGCGGGGGTGGCGATTGCCGCTACCTCGGTCGTCATCACTCACGCATCCTGCAACGTCAGCAGCCAGGTATTCGCGGTCGTCGCGCAGGCTGCGGCGGATGGCACTGCGCTGCGGGTCGAGCGGGTGGTCCCTGCCGCCGGGTTGTTCACGATCCACGTCACTGCGGCGGCGACGGCGCTGACCACGGTCAACTGGATGTTGATCCCGTAATCGTCAACGCATGAAAACGGAGGCCCGGCACTCGTCGGGCTTCCAACCTATTCAGGCTCCCGATGGCGACGAGCACCGCTCTACAGTTGATACGTGACGCGCTCGGTCTTACCGGTGCCGTTGGTGTGGATCAGACGTTAACGGCTGACGAGACGAGCGACGGCTTGCGCGTGTTGAATCAGTTGATGGAGGACTGGTCAACGCAGAATCTAGCGGTCTACGGGCAGGCCAATCTGCCGTTCAATACCGTGGTGGGGCAGTCGGTTTATACGATCGGCACGGGTGGGAACTGGGCCACCACGCGCCCGGTTCGCATTAACGCTCCGGCGTATTCGGTTTATCAGGGCGTGAGCTTTCCCTGCCTACCGATGATTCAGGCCGAATACAACCTGATTCCAGACAAGACGCAGACGCAGGATTTTCCCGATTACTACCTCTATGTGAACGATGCCCCGCTGGGGCTGGTGACGCTTTACCCGGTTCCATCCTCTATCGTTCCGGTCACGTTTTCCATTGACCGAGTGCTGACAGAAGCATCCACGGCGGCGACCGTGTTGAGCCTGCCGCCCGGCTACCTCAAGGCGCTCCGCTACGCGCTCGCTATCGAGTTGGCGCCGTGGTTCGGAAAGAAAATATTAAACTACCCGGAGATCGTGAAGATGGCGGCTACCTCATTCGCCAACATCAAGCGGGCAAACCGGACGCTCTCGCTGATGAGGGTTGACCCGGCATACGGCGATGGCTATTCCGGCGGTGACGACTGGCGCACGGGGGCGTGATGGCTAGAGTCCCTCTATTCGGCTTGGGCATGTCGTCCCGGAGCCCCTACGTCACGGCCAAGACTTTGCAGAACCTCTACTGCGAGATTCGCCCCGATGGAGAAAAGTCGAAGTTGGTTGTCTTTGGCACCCCCGGCCTTGACCTGTTCGTAAGTTTCGGTGACACGCCAGCCCGAGGTGCAATTGAATTCGAGTCAGGCAGCGTTTCCTACGTAGTCCATCGCGGCACATTTTGGGAAGTGAACAATGCTGGAACTAAGACTAACCGTGGCGCGCTGCTGACGACTTCTGGCCGCGTTTCCATGTCGCACAACGGCGTGCAGGTTATGATCGTTGATGGCACGGATGGCTACATATACAACACGTCAACGCTCGTTTTCGCTCAGATAACGCACGCTGCGTTCCCTGCGAATCCGACGACCGTTACATACTTGGCGCGGCGCTTTATTGCTAGCTTTGCGGATTCCAGCCGGTTCTACGTGTCCGACATTGACGACGGCCTAACATGGGACGCGCTGATGTTCGCCAACGCGGAGTCCAGCCCCGACCCTATCGTTTCCGTGTGGGCATCCAACGGGCAGCTCATTCTAGAGGGGGCCGTAACGTGTGAGTTTTGGGGCAACTCGGGTGCAGCAGAATTTCCATTCGTTGCATTGCAGGGAACGGCTAACGAATGGGGATTGGCTGCGACCTGGAGCCTCTCCAAGTTCGACAACACATTCGCCTGCCTCGTCAAGAATCGCATGGGACAGGTGATGATCGCGCAGATGAATGGATACCTGCCGAAGAAGATTTCGAGCGTTGATCTCGATAACCTTATCAACGGTTACTCGGTAAAGTCGGACGCCACGGCATACAGCTACATGCTGGGCGGGCACCCGATGTATGTAATCAGCTTTCCAACCGCCTCAAAGTCATGGCTCTACGACGGCTCGACCGGCATCTGGACGCAGCTAAAGAGTTTCCAGATCACGCGGCATCGGGCGGAATTCTCGTTCAACCTGCTCGGCAGAACCATCGTTGCGGACTATTCGAGCGGTGATCTTTACGTCTTGACCGATACCGCGTTGACCGATAACGGCGATTCGATTGAAGCGGAGATCGTGGGGGAGACAGTCTCGACGGAGGACTTGGGCTTTATCGGAGTTGAGTGCCTGCGCCTCGACATGGAAACGGGCATCGGGACTGTTTCAGGACAGGGCGTTAATCCTCAGGTCGGGCTGTCGATCTCACGCGACAACGGGAAAACGTGGGGGCCGGATATGTGGACAACATGCGGGGCCATTGGTGAGTATGGCACCGGCGTTGAATGGCGCAGGCTCGGAACGCCTCGATACTTCACGCCAAAAATAAGGATTACTGATCCCGTAAAAAGGTGTTTCGTTAGCGCATGCATTAATCCAGATACTTGACATGGCGCTCATCAACCCGACACCAGAGGGATCTGTAGACACGCAGGACGTGAGCGGTCGGCTTGCCGGGACTTCCGGCGGCTGGCGTAATTTCTTCGTAGCAGTTTTCAACATCTGCAACGCTCTCACTTCAAGCGGGACGACGGCGCAGAGGCCCACGACGTTCCTGTTCGTTGGGCGAACTTACTTTGATACAGACCTGGGCTACCAGATTTGGGTGCAGTCAACTAATCCCACGGTGTGGGTAACGGCCAATGGGGCCGTACCCCCTTGGACTGGCGGCATAACCCTCGACACCAAGAAATTCACCACATCAGGAAGCTCATGGACGTTTACCGGCATCCCGGCAGGTGTGAAGCGCATCACAGTCATGCTGGTTGGCTTCTCGACCAATGGGACGAGTAATTGGACGTTGAGGTTGGGTGATGCCGGAGGGGTAGAAAATTCAGGGTATTCGGCTGTGTCATTTACGGTCGGGAATGCCGGAACCCCATCTGTAATAGCAAGCACCGCAGGGTTTATCGTTGGTTCATTATCTGCTGTAAATTTAGGCTATATAACTTTCACTCTTAATCTGGTGACAGCCGATACGTTCACATGGAATTGTGTTCAGGGCGGATACATCGACGCAGGCGGAACTCCGTTCGTCGTAGGTGGCGGAGGTTCAAAGTCACTCTCCGCAGAACTCACTCAAGTTCAACTGACGACGGTAAACGGCACCGATGCGGGTGATGCAGGGATAGTCGGCCTTTCCTACGAATGACGCCGATGAATGTTCAATACGTTGTTGACGCGACCGGCGCGGTCGTGTGAGGTGATTTATGGCTCTATGGAACGA